GAAAAAAACCATTCTTCATTTTACTTAAAATCTATAAAATTATTTATGATTTATTTATTATTAAATTAATAAAATGACAAATATTAATACATTGTATCATGATTTGTTAGATATTATTGAAAATAGAGAAAATAAATATATGACTATATTAAATATAGAAACAATATCACATAGAACATTATTAGCAGCATATGATGGTATATATAATACTATTAATCTTATTATTAAAAATGAAAGGATTAAAGCCAAAATAAACCATTATATAAATTGTAAAGATAGTAAAATAATAGTATTGAAAAAATGTAATTATTTAAAAAATGAAAGCATATTTTTAAATATAATATTAAATAGTGAAAAAAAAGGGTTTATCATTAAGGCGATATATAATACTATTTCAATATAAAGCGTTATAATGGATACATTTTTAAGTATACATACGGATAATATGGAAGATTATAATAGCGATGAATCTGATGGATATACTTCTAAGAATGAAGAAAATGGTGAATTAGAAAATATACAAGATGAAAAAGATGAAAAAGATGTAAAAGATGTAAAAGATGTAAAAGATGAAAATGATGTAAAAGATGTAAAACCTATAATAAATATAAATGAGCTTGAAGAAAAGGTTAAAAATGCTATGGAAAAATTAAAAGAAATTATTAAAAATAAACAACGCGAAGAAGACTCTTTGAAAAAATTACAAGAAGAAGTAGATATTATTAAAAAAGATGAATTGGAATCATTGAAAAACTCTAAAAAAATATTAGATAATAGATTAATAAAATGTTTAGAAGAGCAAACGAAAAACATTATAATAGCGAGGAGGGCATATCATAGTATTAATAATAAATATTGGTGGTCTTCTATATTTATATTGATTTTTTCATCTGTTATAACTTTTATTGAGGCGCTTAGATTAATTATAGAAAATACGGAAAATAAAGAAATAAAGGTTCTTACATATATTATAAGTATTACATCAATATTTATAGGGATTTTAATAACAATAATAACTGGGTATATTAAGTTTAATGATTATCAAAATAAATTAGAAATAATAAGCAGTCGTTTATCGCTATTACTACAATATCAAAAAAAATTTGAAGTAATTAAATTTCAACTTTCAACTTATTCTTTACCAAATAATATAACAAATAGTAACACGATACAATGTAGAAAGCATAATATGTTGAATAAAGATATATTAAAGGATTTCAGTAATTCTCTAAATAAATTAGAGGAAGACATACAGAATAATGAATTACTCAAGTATATTACAGATAAAAATGAAATAAGATATTATCGTGATTATGTCGAAACGTATATTAAAGATATGATGTATAATAATTATATTAAATCGGTTGCGACATATATAAATAATAATGATATAGGTGAAAATAAAGAGGTTTTAGAAAAAATAATTAAAATAGCTAATAATCCTATATCGCGGCGTTATTTTAATAATAGTAGTAGCGTTATAGATTATGATATTATTAAAGAATTAAAATATAAGGTTTAATAACAACTTATAAAACCTTGTATATATTTCTACATGTATTATAGAATGTCTAAAGATTCGGAAGAATTAGATTTATTGAAAGAATTGAACAAAATACTTAATGATATACATAAATTTACAGATAGCAATATCACGTCGCCGATTAATACATTTGCCGAGGAAAAAATAAAAAAGCCGATTAAAGATAATTTTAATATAAATATTTAAACTATTGAATAATTTAAAATGTTATCATCATACATTTTTTTTATAGATGAATGCATATTTATTACATCATACTTTGAATTATGTTGGTTATCTATTTCTTTATTAAAAGTAAAGTAATATAATTCATTCAAAGAAGGATTTTTATTTTTACCATATTTATTTTTGATTTTAATAATATCTTTAGTATGACTCATAGTACATAGCAATTTCTTTTTATCAATTTCTTGAATAATATCATATTTATCTCTTCTATATAATTCTGATTTTATTACATTAATATCAAATAAAATATTATGTGCTACTATATGAGTAACTGATTTCAATAAATCATAAAATTTATCAATAGCTGTATCAAAATCCACGCCTTCTTTTAAAGATATTTCATTAGTAATTCCGTGAAAATTTGAATTATTTATATCAAAGTCTTCTTTTTTAATAATAAAATCATTTAATTCCAATTCATTAATTTTTTCATCAGTCAACATAAAAGAAAATTGTATAACACGCGCGTCATTATATCTATTAGTAGATTTATAATATGGATATGTACCCCATTTCAAATTTAAACCCTTAGTATCTGGTAATCCGTTTGTTTCAGTATCAATAAACAATGCCATTATTATTAATATATTTTGTTACCATCTTATATCATTATATCTAAATCAATTTTTAATAATATTGTTTAAAACTTGTTTATAGAAATATTCTACCAATGTTTCCCATCTATAATTTTTAAGAATATTTTCACGTCCATTTTTTCCATGTTTATCTGCTAATTCTGGATTATGTAAATACTTCCAAAAACCTATAGCAAACTCGTGAGGGTCTGTTAATTCGGCTTTTCCACCAATACCATTATTTTTATTATCTAAATATTGATATATTTTAGGTTCTATAGGTGTTGAATTTTCGGTATTTAAATATTCTTTGATACCACCTACAAAAGAAGACACTTGTGGTTTTCCTAATCCCAAGCATTCAAATATTGTTAATTCGTAACCACCGCCATTACAATTATTACAACCTACGTCGCAACAATTATATAATATATTTATTTCTTTATCGGATAATTGTTGTGGCATTGGTACTTCTATAATAGTACTTTTAACATATTCAAGAGGAACATTGCGAAACTTAACTTCGTTTTCTAAAACGTCCCATAAATTCCAATAACCATTTATCATAGTTCCTACTATCAATTTAATAGGTCTTTTTGTATATTCATTTGTTTCAATAGATGTATCATTTAATACGTTAGCTTTATAATGTGTTTCTACAAAATCTACCCATGCGATTATTGTATGATCCCAGCATTTGCGAGGTTGATTTCTATTTAAATTTAATACCATGAAATCATCGCAATTATAATTAAAATATAGTCGCGATATATATTTTGGTATAGGATAATATAAGTTTGTATCAAAGCCGTGAGGAAATGTATATATAGGCATCTCTTTTTTAATACCCAATTTATATGCTATATCTTTCCAATAAGGAGTAAATGCTATAATAGCATCAAAATTATTATTTAAAAGTTCAATATATGCCTTTTTCTGATATGGATATACTTGATCCATATATGATACTAATTTAAATTTACTTCTGGCATCGTTACAATCTTTAATTATATTATTTGTTAATGCGGTTGTTATCATATTGTCATTAAATATTATAATAATATCCTGAGGGTTAGTTTTAATATAATTGCTAATTTCTAATTCTCCAAACCCACTTCTTTTAGGATTTTCATTAGCCATCGCATCATATAATATTACATTTTTTGGAATATCGTTGCGTATATTCTTGCCATTTGTATTTGAAACATTTTGAAACCCATATATAGTAAGTTCAATATCTTCGTATATACCTAAATATTTTGATATATAATAAACAACCTTTGAATATCCATTACTAGTCCCTATAGGATATGTTCCACATAACATCACCCTATTTTTATTATTATTAGAAGGTTTCCACCATCCATCATAAACATCCTTTTTATCTTCGTTATCCTTATTAGCCTTTTTATCTTCGTTATCCTTATTATCCTTATTGGCTTCATTAGCTTCATTATCCTTATTTAGCATTTTTAATTCTGATATGGTTTCTTCACCTACATAAAATGTGTTTTTAAGAAAATCTGATAAATCTATAGACATTGTTATATGATAAATATCATATAAATCTTTATATGCGATTTATAATAATTAAAAAAAGAGTACATAATTTATAAAATCCTTTGAAAAAATAAAAATCTATAAAATCCTTTGAAAAATAAAATTATGTACTCCTTTTTATAATATTCAAAAGTATATAAAAAATTTTAACTTACATTCTTAAAATGTAAAGCTTTGTATAAATATCACATTGATATAATTAAGGTTTATTACAGGGTATGGGAGTGTGTGCCCCAATCTTAGGAATATCTATATTATGAGGTAAATTATTATGTAAATGATTTAAAGTATTATTGATATTGTGGGGCATATTACTTTGATTTATATAATTATAATGCTGTAATTGATGTGGTTGATAATTATGATAATGATTATTATTAATATATGGTTCTAAAATATTAGTAGTTTTTTTCATACCTAATTGTATTGATAAGTCAACCAGATAATCGCATAATAAAATTATTATTACACCAATGAATAATATTATAAAAATATTTATAATTAAGTTAATATTATATTGTGTTTTTTTGTTTTCTTCTATGTTTTTAGATAATATAACTTCGCGTTTTTTAAGCTCCTCTATTTCCTTTTCAAGTTGCTTTGTTTTATCATCGTTATTTGATTTATTTCCTTGCGAATTATTATTATAATTTAAATCGCTATTAAATTGTTTTGAATAAGCATTTTTTTCATCGCTTTCTATTTTATTTTCCATAGATTTTAAATATTTTAAAGCTTCACTTACTTTTTTCCTCTCTTCTTCATTTAAATTATATTGCGATGTATTTAATAAATTATTACCATTATTAAATATGGTATTATTATTTGAATATTCTGCTGTATTATTATTTGTATAAGAGTTATTATTATTATTAGGCATATAAAATTTAGGGCTATTAGGATTATTTGGATTATATTTTACTTCATCGTTTAAATTATTAACATCAAAATATTGTTCTAAATCCTCGTCATAATAAGGCATTATGTTATTTGTAGATGCCATATTTGACATATCAATATCTTTAGTATTATTAAAATTTTCCTCTGTATATACTTTCATAACGTTTTTAAATTCATTTTTACAATCGTCAGATGAAGGTATCGAATACATTGGCGCTTGTATAGGAGAACATGACTGACTATTTTTTCGAACGGTTTCTTTATAATCATCTATTTTTTCACTTGAAGCAGATAATTTACTTGTTTCTAAATTAGCGGGACCTTTAACAGAATTACTATCGGGGATTTCGGGTTTCGTATCCTTCTTTTTTTTAAGTTTTTTATCAAAACTATCTAAATTGTAGGCTTCTTGTAATGTCGAATAGTACATAATATTTTAGATATTCTCTATTATACAAATAGGAAAGAAAAAACACGAAAAAAATATTTATATAATATTAATGTAAAGAAGAACTATGAATGAATTAGACTTTCCTGATATTGTTAACAATATTATTAAAGGGTTTTTAATGGGATTTTTAATAGCATATTTGATTATATATGGACTGAGACCATCCGCACAATATCCAGATAATATATTAGACATATTAGATAATCCATGGATATTTATAATATTGATATTGCTAAACATATATATAATACAATGGGATTTAACTATCGGGTTATTATTACTATTATCGATAATATCATTAATATTAGATATAATAATATTTACTGATGGTGAAATATTCAATAATAGTATATATATTGATACATTAGAAAATTTTAAAGATCAAGAAAAAGCTCAAGAAAAAGAGAAAAAAAAAGAGAAAGACGCAAAAGATGATGTAAAGGCTAATGGTGAAAAAGCTCAAGACGCAAAAGATGATGTAAATGCTAATGGTGAAAAAGCTCAAGACGCAAAAGATGATGTAAAGGCTAATGGTGAAAAAGCTCAAGACGCAAAAGATGATGTAAA